ACTTTTTTAACAAAATATTCTCCAGCAGTAATATCTAATTTATTATCACCATCACCAGGAACATAAATTATTCTTTCACCAGTTAATAAACCATGATTAAGAATTTGTAAATCTGTACTTTCTTCAAATGTACCACTAAAAGAAAGAGAAGTATCACGAATATCTAAAGCATCATTAAAATAACTTGGAATAGAAGGAGACGTTATATAAACAGAATTATCCCCCTCCAAATAAGAATTTTGAACATTAGTAGTAAATATATTAGATTGTCCATAATTACTCAAATTAGCTTTAGATAATAATCTTTGAATTCTATAATTTACATTTTCATCCAGTTCACCAGATCCCTTAATTAAAATTTCTTTAGAACTTATTAAAGAGATAATAGAACATGATATATCATTAATAAGAGCATTATCTCCAACAACAAAAATATGATCATTAAAAAGATTTAATTTATAAGTAAAGTTTGATCTATCTACAAGCTCAATAGATACTACATTATAAGTTGTAGAAATATTGGTAAGTAAATTATCAGTTACCTTACTATTAGAAACAGATCCCAAACCTTTAGGTTCAATAATATTTCCTACTTCATTATAATAAGTGCCATCAAATTCTAAATTTAAATCAGATAATACCCCAGTAACTTTAACCTTTACTACATTAGCAGTTCCTACTCCAGAATATCCATAAGCAAAAGCATCTAATCTTAAATCTTGAGTAGATAAAAGATTATGATCTACCCCATCACATTCAAAAAATTGATTTAAAGATTTAGAAGAATAATTTATAGTATTAGATGTTCCATCTGCAAAATTAGCAATTAAAGTTCCTGTAGTTCCAAAACCTACAGTAGAATCTACAGATAATGTAGTAGCTCCTATAGAAACAGGATCTATTAATTTAGTATTAGGATGAATACTAAAATTCTCAGTGATTTCATCTAATTGATGATCATAATCTAAACTTAATTTATAATATGTTTTTCCACCTCTTACTATCTTTTCTACGTTACTAATAGAACCAGTTGCTTTGGGGAATCCATAAACAGCATCTTGGAATAAAGTTCTATTAATAAGATCTTGAGGATCTCCATCAACAGCCTCAACTATTAATTGTTCAGAAACTTTATAATTTGCATCTGAGGGTATAAAAAGATAATCTCTAGGTTTAATTACTTCTACATCTTCTCCATATAATGCTCTAAATAAAATCTCAAACGATTGATTAGTTCCTTTAGAAGAATAAAAATCTTTTGATTGTTTTAAGAATAATCTTTTATTAACATCAGAATCTAAAGTTCTTTCTTCAAATCCAGGAGAAAATTGAGTTTTTACTTTTTTAAAGAATTGCTTTAAAAATCTAATACTTAAATTATTAACCGCAGATCCTGAAGAATGAGTAGTAATTCCAGATTGAGAAAATACTAATTCATCTTTTTTAGCAAGACTTTGATACGTGGTAATTCCACTAAATCCTCTAGAACATCCAGTAAAAGAATTAGTAGTAATTCCAGTATACGTAATAATTTCAGAATCTATTTCAATCAATCCATAAGAATCAGGAAACCCAGTAGTAGAATCTACAGATATAGTATTATCTGCAATTCCTACATTAGATGATAAGGATGTTTCTTCTATAAGATCTGTTAATTCATCAACTTTAATATATTTGTCAATATTTTGTAAAATATCTAATGTAGAACCTTGACCCTCCAAAGAAGTGTAATATTGTGCTAAAAAATCACCAACAAGAGGGAAATCCGCCCTTATAAAATCTGGTAGTTGATTTTTAACAACTGAGCTAATTTTGACTCTTTTATTTTCTGGCATTTTATAATAAGTGTTAATTTCCTGCTAATAAAGGGTGATTAGTATGAGGGAGCCATAGGACGGTCAGTATTCCCTACTACATATGTATCTGAGGTAGTAAGGGTAGTATTTTGAGACTCTTCTGAAGTCAATCTTGCAATATCACCATATACGTAACTAGAACTAGATGTATAATTAGTTCCTGATGTATTTTCACCAGAAGCAATATTATCACTTATCATGTCAATGGTAGTATTACTAATATCTAGTTGCAAATACAAATCTTGCAATCCAATTACATCATTAGATTTTGGACAAGCACAAATTTCTATTATTGGAATATTTTGAACTTTTTTAGATGTTCCAGTAATATTAACAGGTTTAATTAATATTTCTCCCTTTTGATAATCAATAGTTCCTATATTATTAGAAATTATTATAGGATCTTGTCTTGCTTGCAACTTAAATAATATTAATTTTCCATATCTAGAATTTTTATTATTATCATTAGGAATATCAGTCAAATAAACAGGATCTGCCACACCAAATATATTAAATCCAGATGATTTGATATTATAACCATTATTATTCTTTATATAAAAAGAATTACCATAACAAAGTTCATATTCTGCATTTCGATTTAAAAGTGGTTTTAAATCCCTTCTTATTTCTATATTTGTAATATTTGAAGTTATTGAATCATTACTATTATCAATTACTGCTTGAAATTTACTATATTTAAATCTAGCTCCATATTTATTCATTTCTGAGGACTCAGAATATGAATTTATGTTATTTAAAATCAATGTTTTAACAGATTGGGCATTTGCAGCTAAATTTGGGTTATAATAAGCATTAATATGAGCTTCAACATACAAATATTTAAGATCTTGTATTTGAGTAACAATTCCAGCAACAGAATATTTCTTTAAAACATTATTTAAGTTATTTTTGATAGAATCTGGTACATAAGGACCATAAAATGGTTTTATAGTGATAAAAACCTTTCCATATTGAGGAGGACTCAATTCTTCCCCTCCAAAAGCAGATACAGATTCAGTTTCTGGGTAAATTTTAGGAATTAGTGCTTCATAATCACCTGCTGTGACTGCTCTATTGTATGCTGAGTAAATTTTTGGAGAATAACGCTTAATTGACTCAACAGATTCAATTTCTTTACCTCCTACAGACTCACTTATAGTAGAAAGTAGTGATAATCCTGTACTTACAAGGTTATTATTGTTATCTACAAGTCTTCCATTAAAATTAAAGGAAGAAATGCCATTTGCTACCTCACCGTTAGTAATAATATAAGAAACTTCAATATAATTGAGTGCATTTAACTTTTCTCCAAAGACTCCATCTCCAAAAATGATCTCATATCTCTGATCTTCAATTTCCTGAAGGAAGTATACCCTAGAAGAGGAAGTAACTTCTATTAAAGTATCAGAAAATACATATTTTTTAGAAGAAGTACTAGATTCAGTGTCTCTAATTGAAACTTCTAAGGTTGAAGTGTCAATATTTGCATTATCTAAGGTATATCTTGATGGAGGAGCAGGTGTTTCTGCAGAAACTGTGAAATTTGAGGTTAAAAATGTACCTTCATAAATTGTTACATTGTTAAAAGTTGCAATTCCATCAACTACAGGCACTGTTATGTCACTTGGAATGCAAAAAGAGTAACTTTCTGACCCAAATACTGAAGC